AGGAGAAGGTGGATATAGTGTGCTTTTTCCAAGTTCTCCATTTTTCTTTTTGATATAGGTGTTTAATGGGAAAATCGTATTGTTGAAAGTAGCGGAGGACGGAAGGGCTTATCGTTGCTCTATCAAATCCAACCAGCTTTTTACCTATGTTGTCAAAATAACATTGAGCTCCAAACTTAGCCCCGCCGACGATGTTGGAGCTGTCACAACTATAGGGGCGGAAGGTTTTTAGGACCTTATCTCTGGTGTAACCTAACAGATGGCATTTCTTTTTATGTTTATTGAAATAGGCGCACAGTTTAGGGACGTATTCTCCCATTTTGGAACCTACAAGACCTCCAATACCCACAAAATCAGTGTATTCAAAATATTTATCTAATTGTTTTTGTTTACTACCCAGTGTGAAGATGGGGATAGGAGCCAAACCTTCTTTTCTCATACTTATATAATTGTTAAAGGTCTTGTCTGATTCTCTTATAACGTCCAACTGAAAATAGTTCCAAAAGTATTTTTTATATTCGTGCAACCAAGCGCAATATTCTTTTAGGTCTATGGGTTTACCTAAAGTATATGCCGTGAAAGCCCCACTATCAATTAGTATTTGGATTTCTTTTTTCTCAACGAGGGAGAAGAGCCTTTCCCACTCAAAGGTATCTTTATAAGCATAAGATATCAGTATTTTGAGGGGTTTCATTTTAGGTCTATTTTATTTTTTATTTGGGCCTCTCTCAGAACTTCTTCGATTAAGCTTTTGACCTCTTCTCCTTTATCGAGGGGAACGATAGCTGTTACAGTAGCCGAAAGTTCATCTTGTAAATCGTCTAGGGATTCAGGGGCGTTTTCTTCATTAGGAGATAAATCGGTGGAAATAGCCTCCAAATCTTCTAAAGAAAAACCTGTTAGTTCGATATCAAAATCCCCTCCCATTAACGCTTGGAGTTGAAGGGCTAACGCTTCTGTTTCCCAATCGGAACCAATCTCTGCGGACCTATTATCTATAATTTCCCTTGCCGTTGCTAACATGGAATCTTCTTCAATTACGACAGCAGCAATCTTTTTCCATTCAAGTTTTAATGCCGCTGTTAGGATTCCATTACCTGCTCTACACAACATATTACTTTTCTGAACGACGATAGGTTTGTGTTGTCCATAAGTGGTGAGGGATTGACATAGGAGGTCTATACCCTCAGGTCTATGCTTGCGAGTGTTTGCCGGGTTGAGGTTTATTCCCTCAATATCTATTATAAGAGGGGTTAAATCTTTTACTATATTCTCAGTCATAGTGGATCCTTCATATTATTTTTTGTAAAAGCTTCTAGTCTCTCAACACAAGTACCGCATTTTAAACAAGGCCCGTCCTGCCCTTCGTAACAACTCCAGGTCATTTCGTAAGGCACTCCGAGCTTGAGCCCTATGCTCACTATTTTTATTTTGGTCATGTGCTGGAAGGGGAATTTCAGGTGCACAGTGTTGGAGGTACCGGTTTGGATAGCCTCCTTCATTTTATTAAGAAAATAGGGTCTACAATCCGGGTAGATCGGATGATCTCCCGCATGTGCTCCTATTAGTAAATGTTCGATACCTTCTGAGTCTGCGTACCCTGCGGCGATACTTAATAAGATCCCATTACGAAAGGGAACTACCGTATTTTTCATATTTTCAGAGGAATAATGTCCGTGAGGTAGGGCCTCCCCACCTACTAATAAACTACTTTTAAAGGGCAATTGTAAAGAGATTATTGTATGCTTTATTTTTAGTAAAGCACAAATGTTTGAGGCACATTGGAGTTCCTTACCATTGTGTTTTGAACCATAATTAAAAGATATGGCCTCCACTTCTTTGTATCTTGGGAGGGATCTGTATAGGAGGGTAGTGCTGTCTACTCCCCCTGAAAATAATACTAATGCTCTCTTTAAGGTTTTTCCCACGGAAATACTATCCAATCATTTTTCTTCTCTCTCAACCAGAAATCAGGAACTATCTTACTCTCTCTGTGATAGAACCATGTAACAATATAGGGCATACTCTTTGACTTTTTACGCCAGGTGGATAACGTCTTACCGGTATCAGCAATGTCATCAATAATCACTTGCTCATTGATACCAACTAACGAACCCATTTTATATTTTATCCCCGTCAAGTGAGAAACTTTAACAGCCAAACACAATCCTCCACGAGCAGGGGCGCAGATAATTTGGAAAGGTTTTTCCATTTGTTTTTGTTTTTCAAGAAGGCGCAGGGAAATAGCCTCCGCCGCTTCTTCAAATTGTTTCCAGGTAAGTATCATACTAATTCTCTCTCTTTTTTTAGTTGACTTCCTATGAATATATAGTTAAACTCAGCATAAAACAAGCTCGTAATTTTATTTTCGCCGAATTTCGGTTTTCGTAAACCTTCATGGAAATTTTGCTTATGGACGAATACTATATAAGTGATCAAGGGAAGAAAGTCAAGAAAAAAAAGTGCCGTGCAAGGGCTCGTACTACCGGACTTCCCTGCTCAAACAATGCAATGGATAATGGGAAATGTTATGTGCATGGTGGTGCTAATCATATCCCCGATCGCCCCGATAGACCTAATTACAAACACGGGATTTATTGTGATGCGCTCTTGGAGGGAGAAGAAGAAATCTATACCAGGGTTAAAGGTGATATCGATTCTCTTACCGAAGAGATCGTTATGACCAAACTCAAATTAAGGAGGGCGTATTTAGCCCAGCAGGTTTGGGAAGAGGGGATTGAGGAGGACGCCGTCCAGACGGAAGTCCTCGGTCAGATTCAAACAAGCCAGGAAAAAGATATGGCACCTTTCCAAATCGAAAGAGATGTAGGGACGGGAATAAATGCCGAGGGTGAGAGGTTTGGGATAAATAAGAAAAAAGTGGTGAGGAAAGCCAGGGATTTCTCCCATGAAATTCACCTGCTTACGAGTGACTTAATAAGATTGATTAGGGCTAAGGCCGAACTTCAGGTAATGATTAGAGGTCCGGAATATAAAGAATCTATGGCTAGATCTATGCGGGAGTTTACCCAAACAGCGGGGGGTATGATCCCAGAGCCAGGTACTGCCAAATTGCTTGCAGAGGTAAAAGACAATGGCGCGTTTAACTGATGTGAAGATGTTGACAGATCGATGGGAGCCCCTGAGAGAGCATAAAACTCAATGGGCTGCCTGGACGTATATGGGCAGATATTCGGTTCTGCCTTCCGGGAGAAGATCGGGAAAATCTGAGATAATCGGTAAACGTAAAATGGTAATGCGCGCACTTATGTCTCACGAGAGAAACACTCCTTTCTTTCGACCTTACAACGATCCTCGTTTTGGGATTGGAGCCCCAACGAGGGATCAAGCAAAACGAATATATTGGAACGACATTAAGCGCATGATTCCAAAGAAGTTTTTATTTTGCCCACCAAATGAATCCCAACTTATCGTTTCACTTCTCAATGGTGCCGAGATCCACGTTCTCGGTATGGATAAGCCCGAGCGGGTTGAGGGTTCCCCCTGGGATCATTTTGTACTCGATGAGTATGGAAACATGAAGGAGCAAACCTGGGGGGAACACGTCCGCCCAGCGTTATCAGATCGGCAGGGGGGTTGTGATTTTATTGGAGTCCCTGAAGGCAGAAATCATTATTACGAACTATCTAAAATGGCAAAAGCTGAGCAGATGAGGGGCAATCCCGACTGGGCACTATTCCATTGGCTCAGTTCTGATATTCTACTCCCATCAGAAATCGAAGCCGCTAAACGTGAAATGGATGAATTGACTTTTAAGCAAGAGTATGAGGGATGTCATTTACCAAGCACCCTGATATCATTTTGGTGCGGAGATATTAAACCCATTTCAGAGGTTAAACCCGGAGACATAGTTACAACTTTTCAAAAGGGAAAGGTACAACCCACAGAAGTATTAAAAGTTGAGAAAACTGGTGTTAAAGGGCTGTTAAGTGTTGAGATTGAAAGTGGTTTAGTTTTTACTGCCAGCAAGTATCATAAAATGAGGGTGAAGGGTGAGAAAACGCCTTTAGTTGAATGCAAAAACCTTGATTTTGTTTATAATCAATGGGAACCTCAATCTAAAAAAGAGGTTTTAGCAGGGATTCTGGGTTTCACTTTGGGGGATGGTAGCGTTTCACGAAGGCCGAGTGGCAAGCTCGCATGTTCTTGGTATCTACATAAAAAAGAAGATTTAGAAATATTTAAGAAAGATCTATTCAAGGTGTGGCCTGAATGTAGGGGTGAAGGGGGTTATAAGAATAATGGGTATCAAATATCTTTAGGCAACCCAATAGCGTCTTATCTTGTGGAGAAGGGTTGCCCTGTTGGGAGAAGATCATTACAGGATATTGGAATCCCCGAATGGATTAAGGAGAGCTCTTGGAATGTCAAGAGGGCTTTTCTTGCAGGTATATTTGGAGCAGATAGCTCCACGCCAGTACCGGCAAAGAGTGGCAAAAACCCTAAGCCGGTTATTTTGGCAATGGTAAATAAACGACTGGTTGAAGAAGCGGCGCAAATACTTAAAGATCAGGGTTATCATGCAACGGTGACTTACTCCTCCTCTATGACGCGATTATACGTTGATAGAGCTTTTCTGAGGGATGTTGGGTTTTTATACAATTACGATAAAGCTGAAAAGGCTTGGCTCTGGACTCATTATTTATCGTGTGTTGATTGTGAGAAAAGGGTTATCGCAGGATTAAGGGCACAGGGTAAAAAATGGAAAGAAATAGGGGATATTGTTGGTTTAAAAATGCATTCAGCTTATCAGTTAGGGCATAGCAAGGCCAAGAGGGCTTCAAGCAGATTCCCTAAATTCAAAGATTGGGTAAAAGATAAGTATAATGAAGGGTCATTGTCTCTAAAAATAATAGCAAAAAAGGAAAAGCCTGAAGCTGAATGTTGGAATTTAACTGTTGATAGTTCTGATCATAGCTATGTTTTAGCAAATGAGATTGATAATTTTAACTCGTTCATAAATTTTACAGGCAGGGCTTACTATAATTTTATCGAGGAAACGCATTGTGCTAAACTTGAGTACCGGCCTAATTACCCGCTGATATTTTGTTTTGACTTTAATGTTGAACCGGGAGTCGCGGTTGTTTGTCAGGAGCAATCTTTACCAAATGGTCAAGTTGGGACGGGCATTATTGGGGAGGTCCACGTCCCACGAAACTCTAACACTGTTATTGTTACACGCAAATTATGTAATGATTGGGCAGAGCATAAAGGGGGTATTTTCGTTTACGGGGATGCATCTGGTGCTGCAAGGGGATCTTCGAAAATAAAAGGTAGCGATTGGCAATTGGTTAAAGAGGTTATGTGGTCTCATTTTAGTCGAGAGCAGGTCCATTTCCGTATCAGTAGTCGCAATCCTCCCGAACGCGCTAGGGTTAATAGCGTTAATTCAAGGTGCATGTCCGTTGACGGGACTAAACGCCTCATGCTTGATCCGGTTAGAGCCCCTCATACCTTGATAGATTTTGAAGGCGTGACGGTAGTTAAAGGGGGCTCAGGGGAGATAGATAAGAAGGGTAATCCTAAGCTCACGCATTTGAGCGATGCGCTCGGTTACTATATTTTTAAGGAATATCCGGTCAAGAAAAAGTACGTAGCTACCGGACAAAAGTTTTGGAAATAGGGGAAAATTATGGCGAGTTCTGATTTACTAATAAACGAAAAGCGTATCATACCTTTGTTGTCTTTTACGCAGGATGATTTAACTTCCGTCAACTCTGTTTATGCGGAGCATATAATCGAGTGGCAGGTTTTTATGGCCATGTACGAGGGGGTTAGGGCGATTAAACTCCTCGGATTGATAGAAAGACACGAGAGGGAATCAGTAGCTAACCATACGCGTAGAATCAACGAACTATATTCTTTTGGGTACTCAAGATCGGTTGTGAACCTCTTCACTTATTATCTTTTTAAGAAAGAGCCTAAGGCTTTTTACCCGGACGCATTAGTTAATGATCTAAGGTGGTCTCAATTCCAAGCAGATTGTAATTTATTTGGGGATAGTTTCACCTCTTACATGACAGAGCAACAGAGATATGCAGGGGTTTACGGGCATGTTGGGATCCTTGTAGATAAACCTGCAAAGGCGACAGAGAACCTAGCCGACGAGCTTAAAAATGGCATATACCCCTATATTTCGGCCTATCATCCTACGTCCATATTGGATTGGAGATATGATCGAGACGAGTTCAACCGGCCCTTCCTGGCATATTTAAAACTGAGAGGGAGCAACGGGGAGTATCGTTTATGGTGGCCGGATTTCTGGGAGGTATGGGCCGAAACGGAGGACGGGGAGGGGGTTGAAAAAATAGAGGAGGGGGTGAACCCATTAAGGGAAATTCCTTTCGTTTGGTTGAGAAACTTCAAACATTACCAGTTTCCTTTAGGTGTTTCTGATATTTCAGATATAGCCTATGTGGATCTTTCTATTATCAGAAATCTATCCCAGGGGGAGGAGGTTATCACATATGGGGCTTTCCCAATGTTGAGGAAACCCTATGAGGAGGAGGGTAAAAAGACGGACGTTGTGGGTGCAACCGCTGTTTTAGGTTTTGATCCTGAGTTCCCAAATTCAAAACCAGATTGGTTAGAGGCGAAAGTGAAAGAACCGATTGACGCTGTTCTTGGTTGGGTTGCGAAAAAAGTTGAGGAGATATACCGGGCAAGTAATGCCGGAGGAATGGCAGCCACGGAAATAAGTACTCAAGCAAAATCCGGCGTTGCTCTAAAAACAGAATTTCAGCTTTTAAATGCTGCTATTGTTGCAAAAGCAATAAATCTTGAAAAGGCAGAAAAGCAGATTATAGGATATTGGCTGGACTGGATTCAAAGCCCAAATCTCTTTGAGGAGGTGAGCTATGAGCGGTCCAGGGATTATGATATCCAGAATCTTGCGCAGGATTTAGACAATGCACTGATAGCAAAAACGGTTATATTATCTGAGAAATTCAAACAAGAGATTCAAAAGAACGTAGCCCGTCAAATGTTACCAAACGCAGACGAGCAGTTAATGAACGAGATCGATACTGAGATCGAGACTACGCCGGAGCCAGAGGTTGAAATTCCAAAGGAATTTGATAAAGACGGGGAAGAGGAAGAGGAAGAAGAAGAAGAAGAAGAA